CGCGAAAGCCGGCGTGAACTCCTGCAGCGTCTCGGTAGCGCCTTCTGCCAGGAAGTTGCCGGCAATGACTTTGCCGATCCGCGTCAGGATGCCGCGCACGGTCGGCAAGTTGATGGCGCTCTTGACCGCCTTGCGCTGGAACAGTCTGCGAACGGCGACCGCTGCAGGGCTGATCATCGCTTCAGGACCGAACGCAGACTCGAGCAGACCGTTTACGCCGCCGACCGCGATCGAGGCATACGCCGCGTCCTGCGGGTCGACGCCGGGGATGCTGCGCAGTTCGTCCCAGGCGAGCGCGGCTTCGAGCTCGAACGCGCCCTTGAACAGACCCACGCGCGAGCCCGCGGTGGCGCCTGCGGCCGCGCCCGTAACCGTTCCGACGCCCGGCATCAGGTTGCCTGCGGTGCCGCCCGCAGCGGCACCGCCGAGCGCCCACTTGCCGGTCTGAACCATCAGGTTGCCCATGATTGGAACCTGCTCTGCGATCTGCGGGAAAGCCCACTCGTAGATGTTGTCGAGCCGGATGTCGACGCCGCCTTCCTTGATCGACTGGCTGAGTCGGTCTGCCTCGCGCTGCTGCTCTTCGGTGAGCGGGCTGCCTACCCCAAGCTGCGCGTAAAGCTCCGGCAGCCGGTAGTCCTTCAGACTGATCATGTTCTGGCCGCGCTCGTAACTGCGCGGGATGTAGTCCATCTGCCGGTCGAGCCACGACAGTTGCTCTTCCTCGCCCTGCGCCAGTGACGCGTTGACAGGATCGCTCAACCACTCGCGCAGTTTCGGCTGGCCGTTGATGACGTCCAGGTACGGGTTCTTGCGCGGCACCTCGGTGCGCTGCGCCACGTCGACAGGCACGCCGGTCTCACGCGAAATCTCGATCGCCTGCGCGGTGCGCTCGGCCGGAACCTGGCGCCCTGCGTCCATGGAGATCTCGAGGCGTGATCGGTCCTCGCGGTCCTGCTGTTCGACCAGTCGCAGGTACGGGTTATCTGCCATCTGCTGCCTGCTTTCTCAGGTAGAGGTTTCGGATTGCGGCCTCGCTCACGATCTTGCCGGTGGACTCGAGCGCGTCGATGATCTGCGCGCGGTCCTGCTCTGGAACTTCCTGCTCCCAGGCGAAGACTTTGCTGTCGGGCCACCAGTTCTTCTGGACCGTCACCTCGACGGTAAGGTCATAGACGATCTTTCTCAGTTCATCCTGCGGCAACCGTGTGAGCTTAGGATTCTGCGCTCTAAGTTCTCGAAGACGATCGCCTTTGCGCTGCTCGACCATCTGGGTGAAGATCGCGCCGCGCTCTAGGTCTGTCGGTCCCGCCTTCTCGCCGGTCTCGATTTCCATCCTGCGCAGAGCTTCCTTGACGACGCCGGCTTCGGTCGTGATCGCGTCGACCACCGGCTCCTCGACCGCTTCGCCACGCAGTTCAGCCTGTGCGTTGGTAAACGTCTTGTAGTCAGACTCGGAAAGCAGATGGTGGGAATCGGTAAGCGGGAAGTCAGCGGCCTCGGTACGACGCGACGGATCAGAAAATAGGTTCTTCAGTTTGTAGTAGGTGTCGGGGTCGGTGACCTGCGCGTAGCCTGCGGACTTGCGCTCGGCCAGCCGGACCAGAGAATCCAGTTGAGACGGACGCAGCCCGCGGTACTTGGTGAGATCGATCTTCGACAGGTCGCCGCCGTTGGTCATCAGTTCAGCGTAGGCCTGTTCGTACAGTTGGTCGTTCGCCTCGCGCTCCAGGGACTTCTGCAGGTTGCGCTGCGTGATCAGTTCAGCCTGCGCCTTCTGCGTCATCAGCACGCGCTGGTCTTCAGGGATCAGCGCAGCCTCGCCCTTCCTGCTGTCCAGAATCGTCATGCGCGCTTCAGGCGGGAGCATCTCAAGACGCCGCGTGGCGACGTCGACCGCGAACTCGCGCTTTCTGGATTCCCCGTCTTCTGCCCTGATATACCCCTGGTTGACGGCGCTGTCGACCGCAAAGCTCGCCTGCTCGACGATGCCGTTCAGGTCTGCGGTCGTCATCGCAACATTGCCAAGTTCGGACAAGTTGTTCTCGAAGTCGGCGCGCATGTAGTCGATCTCTTTCGCCTTCGCGCGACTCTGAACTTCCAACTGACCACGGGTCAGCAAGAGAGCGGCGCGGTTCTCGAACGCAGCCATGTCGCGCGGCGAGCGGATCATGCCGGCCGCGTCCTGCTTGATCTGGCGGATGCCTTCTTCGTACCGCTTCTGGTAAGACTCGAAGTCGTCGTCCTGCAGACTGGCGAGCAGTTTCTCCTGCCCGACCATCAGCTTCGTTTCTGCCGACGCGAACCGGTACTCGTTGTCGAGCCTGATCTCGTTCTCGACGATCTGCTCTGACTGCTGCCCGACCTGCTGCAGAGCGCGGCCCATGGCGCCGCCCTGCATGCTGACGATGTTGCCGCCGGTCTGTGGGATGCGCGGGCGCAGATCTTCCTGGGTTGGCAGTGTCGGCATTATTTCAACCCGATCGCGTAATTGATGGCTGAGTCAGAACCGGACCTGATCTTGCTGCGGGTCTTCAACCAACTTCCGCCGACGTTGCTGCTGTAGTCGAAGTCGAACGGCTTTGCGCTGGAGAGAGCGCCGCTGCTGTAGAGAGACGACCCCATGTCGGCGATCGCCGAGACGTAGGCCGCCTTCTTGGCTGCGCGTCCCTCTTCGCGTGTGGCCTCCGCGTTCAGCCGCAGATCTCTCGCCTGCATGGTGCCCTCGTACAGTGCGACCAGCGCATTGTACTCGCCCTGAGCTTCGATCTCGGTGATGATCTTGTTGACGCTTGGGTCGTCGACGCCGGCGCCGGACGCGCCCGCGATCGCCTTCGCGCGCGATGCCAAAAGACGGCCGGCTTTTGCCTCTTCGATCGCGACCCGCTGCGACTCGGCTTCTTTGCGCAGCGCAACCTGGCGCATCTGTCGCGCCTGGAACTTGGCAATCGCGTCAGCGTCCTGACCTTGCGCGATGGATCCGAGCGCCTTGGTCGCGCTAGCCGCGATCATCATCCAGCTCATTGGATCAACCCCGGACATGCCACACCCCGTTTTCGATTTCTTCGAACCCGAGCTTCCGGAGAAAACGCTCCGAAGACTCGAGACTCTCGTTTCTGGTTGCGAGCATCGGCAGGCCAACCTGCTTGCCCATCTCGATGACCTGCTTGCCGCCCTTGAGCAGCAACCGCGGAAACTTCGCGGCCTCCGGCACCATGTCCATGAAGACCTCGAGGACCCCCTTGTGGTAGCCGATGCCACCGATGCAGAGCACGCGGTCGCCGTCGACGACCGCGACGCCGCGAACCCGGTACTCCGGTTGTTCCCCGTGAAACGCTACCCAGTGCGCGCGGGTGAGCGGGACCAGTTCTGCCATCACGAGTAAGTCTTTTCGTTGACCTCGACGTTGACGACCGCGGCCAGGATCGTGGCGTGCTTCGGCGCGTCAACCTGAATGCAAAGACGCGAATCGGTATCGAACGATCCGTTGACCGGGACGCCGACCTCGTCGTACTCGGACCAGTCTGACGAGACCACCTTCCCGTTTTCGACCAACGGCAGAGGGTCTAGGTGCGTCAGGTCGCTGCCGACCTCGATCGCGTCTCGGTGCGTCGGGCCCAGGATCAGGCCGACCTGTGCAACACGCTTTCGCTGGGTCAGCGGCTGCGGGCTCGCGTAGGCCAGCTTGGAGCTCTTGAAGGTGCCCGTGTAGGTCAGCCCTACCACCACCTTCGACGCGGCCGTATCGAGCGTGATGGCGCCGGCAGACACCACCTTGGTTCCGACGTAGTCACCGTCTGCCCAGACATGTGCGGTTTTCGTATCGAGGTGCGTCAGCCCAGTGATGGTCGTGGTTGCAGTGCTGTTGTAGACGACGTGACTGTCCAGGCACTTGTTGAGATCGCCGCCCTGGCACTCGGACTCGAGCGCCCATCGCTCCAGGTAGCGGCCGCCAGTACGGTCGACGACGTAGTAAACCTTGTCTTCCTCGTCGCCGGGCAGAACGATCGCCTGCACTACGTTGCCGTCAGTCTCGTACTCGACCCACGCCTTGACGTCTTCGAGACGGTCGTAGACCAGGATCGCGACAGTGCCGTCAGACCGAACTGCATGGATGCGCGTGTCTGGCTGGCGCTGATAGGCGAGGTTGACGATAGACGGCGAGCCGATGTGCGGAGCCAGCGCGGTCAGATCCTCTGGCGCGTAGTCGCTTGAGATCGTGGCGTCGGTGTTGTAGCGCAACGCGTATAGGCGCCGCTTGCTCCCTTGCAGGAAGATCCCCATGTCGTCGAGCACGAGCGGGTTGATGCGGGCGCTGCCCTGGCTTGAGATCTGCTTGAGCGTGAAAGAGGAAGGCGTCAGAGGGTCATCCAGGCTCGACGCCTTGGCGCTGCGCTCTGACGTGTCGGTCGAGATGACCAGCCGCTGCATCGGCACGATCCAGTTGATGTTGTCGATCGGGCCTTCGCCGATCGACCGGCTGATCGGGCCTGCGTCTCCTTCGATCGAGTCGTCGTAACTGAGGTAGGAGTCGACCGCTGATCCCCAGACGTAGCTCTTGCCTGCGTGCCAGAGACGACCTTCGAACAGGGCAATCGAGCTCGGGAATCCGCGATAGGTCGACCACGCTCCCTCCCACCAGTACGGTGTCGCCGCGGTGCCACCGAGATCCTCGATGACGTGCGCGTTCACCGACGTTTCACTGGTAATCGACTTGATCCGCACGATGCCGGTGATCGAACCGTTCGGGTACGAGATCGCGAGCGTAGCGCTGCCGCTGGTGTAGTCGCCGCTGTCGATGCCGATCCGGTAGTAGATGATCTGGTCATCTAGCCCGTCGTCGTAGTTGACGGTCGTGTTCGCGGTGTAGGTGGTGACGTCCACCCACGCGCCTGGCTCGGCGACGCTGCGCTGCAGTGTGACCGTGCCGGACCAGGTGCCGCTGATGGTCAAAGTGAACCGGCGCTGAGTGACCCCTGCTCCGGTGACACGGACCTCGTTGGTCCACTGGTTGGCGCCGCTCGCCACCTGGGTAACGTACTGGCCGATCGACTCGATGCGGAACAGAGCGCCCTTGTGACCGCTCTTGAACAGGTTCCTGCTCGCCGTGAGCGTGATGTCGCCGGTCGATGCGCTCGGCGTTAAAGAGGTCGGGCCGAGATTCTCAGGGCGCCAGGGGCCGTCCTCTGATTCGTTCAGCACCAGAGACCACGACGTCGTCGAACGGCGCTCGATGCGGTACTCCGGGTATCCCTCGCAGGCCATAAATATGACGTCGCCTGACTGGGTCCAGCGCAGGAGAGGAAGGTCTGCAGTGATATACGGAGCCGTCAGCACAACGGTCGCGCCGGTGCTGATAGCGACGCTGCTAATGTAAGAAGAGTGCTTGCGCACGTTTGAAAACTGCAGGTATACGTTTGCGCCTGTGGGCGTGAACGCGATGTCATGGATTCCGGTCCAGAGCTCGGTCTCGGTGACGTACTCCTCGCCCCCAGACGTCGATCCGATCCGCATCCTGACCGGGCCGCTGTCGACGGAGATTCGCAGCGCGTGCTCGACGTTTTGGTCTCCCGCTGCAATCGTCAGCGTCTGCCGTCTGATCGCGCTTGCGAATCCGGTGCCGGTCAGCTTCATAAAGCCGCCGGCGCCGCCGTCGCCACCGGTCGACGACCACGCCGATGTTGCCCCGGCTTCGTCAGCGTCGGTCCACCCGGTGACGTCGGTAGCGAACCCGCCGTTTGTGATGGTGGTCGAAACGGCGGTACGAGAGACGTATGCCTCGTTGACCCAGAACTGCAGAGAGTCGCCGCCAGAAAACTCGATCAGCGCGACGTCGTCCTTGGAGAAGACGAACGGAATGAAGTACGCGTTCGCGTCTGCTTCACCGATAAACTGAGTGCCAGGTCTAAGCATCATGCTGCCGAGCACGCGCGGCATGAAGTTGGTCTGCGTGGCTGCCGACATGCGGACCCGCTCGACGTCGAGGCGAGCGAGCGCGAGCGGAGAGATGATTCCGCGGTTGAAACTGTTAAGAGGCCCGAGATCCCTAGCCAATCAACTGTCCCCGCTTGCCGCGCTCGGCGCCGTCGCCCCATCGGGCGCGAACCCATGATCCTGTCGGGATCTTGCCGGCCGCTTCGTTCATCGCGTCGCGCGAGCGCGCCTCGACCAGAAGCCGGTCTTGCATCTTGAACATCTCGTTCCTGATGTCGCGAGATCCGGTCACGCGCAGGGCGATTCGGTACGCGAGATAGGCATGTACCCATCTGACGAAGTTCGGCGACCACAGAGACATGTCGTAGCCGTAGTCGGTGTCGTTGGAGACGTACCGGACATAGATCGTGTCGTGATCGCAGAACCAGTAGCCCTGCTCGTCAGAGTACTCGTTGAGCGGAGCCGCGAACGATTCGTCGAGACTGAGAGCGGCGGTGCGAATCCAGTCTGCCGGTTTGCTGAACCCGTACTCGTAGCCGAACGACGGCGTCACTGACGGGTCGTAGGTGAGCTCGACCGAGCGCATGGCGAAGTTCCAGAAACCTTGCGACAACAAGTAGTCTTTCACCGCCCCGCTCTCCCAGGCGTCGTCGAGCGCACGCCTGGACTCGGTCTCGTCAGCCAGCGTCGCGATCCGGCGCTCGCCAAGCTCAAGCAGAGCGCCGTTGTAGAGCGAAAGCTGCGTGGTCACGCGGCGAGCGCCTTACGCAGATTGCGAACGAAGTCCTGAGCCTGTTCCTTGGTCTTCACTTCTTCTCCTTCGGCGAGGACCATTCCGTCGCTGCGCCGGGTCACGCGGTAGCGGGCGATCGGGCCCGACCACTTGATGTCGAAGTCGGGGTCTTCGAGTTCGTCTTCGACCCTGCCCTTGAACTCGACGAACTGCAACTCGCGCACGATGGCGACCGCGGTCCCGGTGCGCAGCACCAGCAGGCGACCGTAGAACGACTCGTCCTCGGGAACGATCACGATCTCGTCCATGGGTTTCAGTTGAGCCGCGACGTGCGCCCAGTACTCGGGACGCGTGATTGCATCCCACGGCACGCCCGCTTCAGGCGCAATGAAGAACTCGTTGCGCGTGTACTCGGCTCGCTTGAAAGCCATCGGTTTGAGCACATAGCTCATGTCATCCTCCGCTCGTAAAAAAAAAGGGGCGCCGAAGCGCCCCAAGAATCCGCCAGGTGGCGGTGGTCAGGTCGCGATTGCCTGATAGGACGCGGCCGTCGCTGCGCTGGTGCCGACCGCCGTGACCACCAGAAGGTAGCCAACGACCGGCGACGCATCGCTGTCAAAGCCGTAGACGAGATCGCCAACGGCCATGCCTTTTGCAACACCGTCCGAGAAGTAGTCAGAACCCTCGGCGACGGTAGCTGCGTCGACGCTGCTGTACGTCCAGACCTTCGGGCCGGCAATGGCCTGTGCGGTCAGGACGAGGTTTGCGGGAGTGTATGCCATGATCAGTTACCTCCTAGATCAGGCGGCGGCCAGTGCCGAGCCGTCGTGGTTGATCACTACGATACCGCTGTTCTGCAGCAGTTTCGCTCCCATGTACATCGAGCAGCGCGCGTAGCTGTAGTCCTGCTCGTCGTCGTAGCCGACCGCGAGGTCCATGCCTGCCGTGTTGGCAGCGTGACCAATCGCCGAACGGTGGTAGACGAACAGCTTCTCTGCGCTCGTCCCGACGCCGGGCACGTTGGGATGCACGACCCATTTCACGCCGGCCCAGTCGTAGTATCCCTGCCGGTCAGCCCACGCCGGAGCCTGGCCGTCGTAGGGTGCCTTGCGGACGTACTCGGCGCCCGCGAACTCGCGGGTCTGCATCAGATAGCCGAGAGCGGCCGGCGACAGAACGCCGTAGATCTGGCCGTCGAACGGAACTTCGTTGTTGCCGAGAATCGTGATCGCGTGCATCGCGAGCGAGACGGTCATCACGGCTGCGGTCGCGGACGGGGTCACCGTGCCGGTGTTCAGTTGCGTGATGATCTGGCTATCGATCTTCCGGTTCAACACGCCCATCGACGTCATCTGCATGACGCGCCGCTGGTCACCCTGCGACTGGAAAATGTTGAAGCCGGTCTTGCGGACCAGGTCATGCTCTTCGGTCAGCGTTGCCGACGTCTGAGTCAGGTTGTCGGATCGCGCCGGAATCAGGCCGTTGACGCCGCGGGTCGTGGTCGTCGCACCGCCGGAGTCTGCGATCAGGAACGTCGCGGTGCTTCCCTTGATGACGGCTTCGGTCGTTACGGAATCGCGCAGGAGCGACTGACGGGCTTCGAAGCCCGCGATGAACTCCTCGCGGTAGGCAGTGACAGGTGCATTGGCAGCCATCGTTGCTTCCTCTGTGTTGAAACAAAAGTGTTAACGGTGCTGCAGATCTGGGAGTCCGAGCGCCTGGCCGGTTCGGGGTGTCCATTGCTGGGGCCGTAAGCCAGGCGCACCGGGGCTTCACTGAAGCGATGCCCAATTGGGCGCACGATAGTTTTACCCTATCGTGTACCGGACTTCAATAGCTTATCTCGATGCCAGCTTCTCGCGCGCGGCGAGCAGGTCTTGGAACCGCTTCTGCATCTTCTCGTCTTTCCAGTACGCCGAAGCGGGGTTCGCGATCAGTTTGCGGATGTCCGCGAGTTCGTTCTCGATCGTGGTCAGGTTCCCGCCGGTCCCGCCGGGGATCAGCGTCGCGGTCGGGTTGAGCTCGCGCGCAGTCTGAGCCAGCCACTTCAGAACTTCGGGATGATCTCCGAGCCGCTCGCCGTCTTCGGTGCGCGCCGAGAACAGCACGTCGCTCAGTTTTTCAGGGACGACGGAGCGGATCGCGTTCAGGTTCATCTTGAACTCGGGGCCCCAGTCGGCGCGCAGCGCTTCGAGCGAGGACTCCTTGAACTCGACGTCCTTCTGATAGAGCGTCTGCTCCTGCTGGTCGTTGAACTCGTAGTACCACCGGAGAACATCCTTTGCCATTCCGGCCGGCATGTTCTTCTCGTGCATCTTCTGCAGGAACGAGTCGACGATCGGAGCGTCCTCTTCGCCGAGAACCATGCCGTCGCCGAGATCGCGGTCGTACTGTTCCCAGGACTCCGGAACGCCGTTCTCCTGTCTCCACTGCGCGAGCTCTTCCGGCGTCGCGTCTTCGGGCAACGAGGTCTTGTACTGACCGGAACTGATCTTGGTGCGCGTGTCCTTCCACGACTTGACCAGCATCTGCGGCGTGGTGAACCGGCTCAGTTCCTTGAGCAGTTTCTCGTCGCCGCCGGACAGTTGCTCGCGCCAGTCGTCTGGGAACGACGAGACCGGTTGCCGGTTCGGATCTTCTGCAACGTCATCCTTTGCGAGCGGAGGCGTTGCCCCCGCGGACGGCGGCGGCGCGGTGTCCTGTCCTGATGCCGGTGGCGGCGCTGCGTCCGGCGCGGCGCCATCATCGTTGGTCAGGTCCAGTGCGGCTTCAGCCATGTTATGTTTCCCTCTTCACGTTGCTGTAGTTCAGTTTCGTCAGCTTGGCGATCTGCAGTCCGACGAAACGCTTGCCCTCTGCGAACGCGGTGTCGCGCTCGCTATCGGGCGAATAGGACAGGTCGTAGGTGTCGCAGATCTTCTCGACGATCGTGGTGATGGCGAGCTTCTGCTGGTCTTCGGTGGCCTCCCCTGCGGCCACTGCCTGGATGGCTACTGCTCCCGGTAGGTCTGACTGCCACTCCCACGGGAGCCACGCTGCGTCCCCTCGTAAGCGGCCCGGAAGTTTCCTCTGTTTCTCCACTCCTGAATCTCCTCCCTCTGGCGGCGCTTACCGCGCCGCGACGCGTTCTTAGGCACCCGCCGCACTCCTTGGCATCGCCTTCGCCATCTCCGCAGCCTGCGCCAGCGCCTGCTGCTGCTCCTGCTGGGCCTGCGCGGCGGCGACGGCTTCGGCCGCCTCGATGTCCGACTTGACCCACGTTGCCGGGGCGCCTAGACCCAGGATCGCTTCGCGCAGCGCCTCGCCAAAGTTAGGCACCTGGACAACGGTCGGGTCGACCGCAGCGGCCTCGCCGACCATGCCGACCATGGCCCTGAACTGCTCTGCCTTCTCCCTGTCATCCGCGTCCTGCAGCGGCGACTCGAACCGGAACTGAACGTCCTGACCTTGCAGGCTGCGCGGAATCGGCATGTCCTTGAACGCTCCGAAGAGCATGAGGACTTCGAACGTGCGGTCGCAGAGCGCGGCGTTGTACTCCTGCTCGATCGGCGCAAAGAGCGGCAACGTCTGCCTGACAAACTCCTGAACCCGCTGCTGGACCTCGTAAGCGGTCATCTCGCCGGTCACCGGCAGGTTGAGCTTGTTGAGGTAGAACGCGTCCGAGATCCCGAACTTGACCGACTCCTCGATCCTGAACGCGGACGGGAACCCGCTTCGGTCTTGTGCGAGCGGGCGCAGCACCTCGCCGAGACGTTCGTCGTACTGGGCGTCGGTCCAGGTGATTCCGCCGGCCACCAGGTTGATGTCGGAGCGGATCGCTTCCTGAACGGCCAGCAGCGGCGGGCGAACAGAAAGCTCACCGGCTTCGAGCAGCGTCAGCGTCATCGCCTGAATCAGGCGCGCGTCCGGCAGTGCCGCGACCACCGCAGGCGAGTACGCGTACTGGGACTCGCTGACGGTCTGCCAGCGCGGTACGACCCACGGGAAGTACCTCATGCGAACGGCCTCGAGGACGTGGTCGTTGTCGCTGTCCATATGAACCGACCACCACCGTCCCTCGCCGTCCGGGTAGACGCCCCACAGACAATTGATCTCGTCGAAGTGCTTGCCCTTCGCCATCATCTCGGTGACGTTGCGATGCACGCCTTTGAAGCGTCCGCACATTTCGCGGCACGTCATCTTGTGGCGCAGGAAGACCGTATCGACTTGACGGCTGATGTTCTCAGCCCACGCGACGTCGCGCAGATGCCAGCACCGGTACAGCAGATGCTGGTACTGGTTGACCTCGATGCTGATCGCGCACTGGCCGAACGCGGTGAAGTCGTGGTCGCCTTCTTTCGTGGTTCGAACGAACGAGGCGCGCGGGTCGTACATCAGACGGTACTGGCGGTCGCTGGCGTGCTCGAGCCAGCGGCGTGCCTCGACGTCGTGCTTCTCGATCTCCTCGTCACGAGGAACGATTCGGAACCACTTGTCTCGACGCAACATGGAGCCGAACGCGTTGCCGAGATCTCGGCGTGCCATGACTGGGAAACCGGTCATCAGGTGCGAAGCGAACTCGTCGCCGGGCTCGCGCGTAACCGTGAACCACGCGCGCTCCGGGTAGAAGTTGTCCGCGATCTGTTGCCAGAGGTCGTTAAGAGAACTCCTCTTGGTAAACAGATAGTCGGCCTGCGCCTTGACCGTTTTCGCGTCGACGCCGGGCTCAATCATCCGAGAGTGTCCGTCATAATGGTTTCAACGCGGCCCATCTTCTTCGCCCGGCGACGACGGCGATCCTTTTCGATCATCTCGTAGTCAGGCACGAGCGGGGCTGCGCCTTGTTCAGGGATGTCGATGTTCGGAGACAACGACTTCGCGATGTTCTTGAGCGGCTTGGTCGACATCTCGATCGACCCCTTGATTATCGATCCGAGCGCCTTGCCAATCTTCTTGAACGGCTTGACGACTTTCTTTGCTGCACCACCCATGTCATGCCCCCATCTTGTCTTGCATGATGGTCGCCCGGTTTCGTCCGAGCTTGCGCTTGCGGAATTCCTCGAGGAACATCGCGCGTCCGGCTTGCCCGCCAACCTTTCCGGCGGCCGGCGTCTTCTCGTCGAACGGCCTGTTCAGAGTCTGCGGGTTCTGCTCGGTAAGCATGCGACGACCAAGAGAAGCCATGTTCCGAAAGTTCTTGAATGCCCTTCTTGCAGATCTGGTCATTTCTTGGGTCTCGTCTTCGGTTTCTGCTTGCTGCCCTGGTAATGCGTAACCGGTGCTGTCTGTGCCATCAACGTCGTCCTGTGTTGACTCGTGGAGAGAATCCGCGCCGCCCAGACCCCTGATGCCGCGGCCCCAGGTTCACGACCGGAGCCCGCGTCTGCGGCTCCTGCTTGCGCGTCACGGCCGGGAAGATCTCGGTCAGTCCCCAGACCATGGCATCGAGCCGGTCAGGGCTGCGGTTGCCGGTGTAGCCAGCAGCGGTCATGCCACACATTTGCTCTTCGAGGCGCGGGAAGTGCCCGCACAACCAGACCTTCTGGGCTTCGAACAGCGTAGCGATCGGCTCCGCGCGGACGTGCTTGCCGCGCGCCGCATCGATCGGCCGGTACGGAATGTCGGGCCTGGTTGCCTTGATGACGTGCTCGACCATTCCGCCGCCGAAGTTCTTCTCGGCGACCACTCTGTCTGCCTTCCAGCGGTCGTATGCGCTGACCACCGCCTGCCCCCACTGCGCAGGTCCAGCCTTGAGAGAAACGTCCTCCAGGACGTAGCCAAAGCCGTCCTGACCCAACCCCACGACCACGATACCGATCTCGTCGCTGCGCTCGTCCTCTGCGCCCTGCGCGCCGCTCGGGTCGACCGCGACGATGATGCGCGCCATCGGCGGGATCTCGTCGGTGTACCGCTGCTGGTCGCAGAGCTCGAGCGTCCAGAGCGCGCCTTCGGTCGCGTCAGCAAACGCCCCCTCCCAGAAACGGGCCCGCTCACGCGGCGGCAGGTTCTGCAGTTCCCGAAGGTACTCGACCGGCAGGTTTGCCGAGTTGTCCCGCGGGTTCATCAGCAGCGAGACGTAGTTCTCTGGGTCGGGCAGCGGTGCGTGACTGTCCGGGTTCTTATTGGAAATCCAGACCTGATACGTCCAGTGCGCCATCGACGGCGGGTTGCAGTCGTAGTACGCCTTGAGCCGCAGACCCTTGTTCTCCGCGAGACGGGTCACGGCGATGTTCCGAGACGCCCACGGGATCTGCGAGCATTCGTTCAGATAGATCGTCGAGTACTGGTTGCCGAGAATCTTCTCGGTGCGTTCCTTGTCGTCGAGACCGCCGAACCAGATCGTCGACCCGTTCGGGAACTGCGCGTACCAGTCGACCTTGTCGAGCTTGTAGCGCAGGCCCGGCCATGAAAGCTTGACCACCTCCGGCAGCGTGCCGAGGATGATCGACGACTTCAGGTGGTTGAACCTGAAGCGCAAGATCGCGTGCTTGGTCTCCTCTGCCGCGAGAGCGCGGATGCAGACGTTGCGCACGAGATCGAAGGTCTTGCCGCTCCGGCTGCCGCCGTAGGCCATGATGTGCGTCGCGTCGGAAGCGCAGAGTTCGTTCAGCTTCTGCTGCTTCGCCGTCAGTTTCAGCACAGACCCTTCTCGCTCTGCGTGATCTCGATCTTGATGCCGCCGGTCACGGCGCCCTCTTCCTGGTTCTTCCTGCCGTAGAACTTGCTCGCCCTGTTCCCGGCCACCCACTTCAGGGCATCGATCGCCACGCGCGCGGCGTTCGGATCGATCAGACCTTGCTCGACCTTGTTGGCGAGCTCGACAACCCGGTCGCCGTGTACCAGACCGCTCGACTCGCGGGCGGCCTGATACATGTTGCGAGCCACCTCGTTCTCGGCCTTGAGAAGCCAGCGAAAAAACCTGCTGTTGTCCGGCAGCGTTTCGTCGCGGAAGATCTCCTTGAGAGTCTGCCCTTCGGCGAGCTTCGCGCAGATCTCCTCGCAGTGCTCCAGGGTCGGCGAGACCCTGGGCTTGCGAGGCTTCTTGTCGGCCATGATCAGAATCAGGTGTTGGTCAGCGCGCTCGAGACGACCAGGCGACCGGTCGGCAGCAGAACACCAAGAAACGCGACCTGCGTTCCGGTGTCGAGCCAAGTCAGGTCGAGGTCACCATCCGCTTCGCTGCGCGCGATCCAGCACTTGGTCGACAGCGCTTCAATTGCGCCATCCGTGCCGACCGCGATACCGGTCGAGCCGGTGCCGGTGGCAAACGTGTCGCCGTTCGCGTCGCCAAGCAAAAGCAGCAGCGCGGTTGCGCGCTCTGCGAGATCCTTGCCGTTCGCGTCCTTAAACTGGATCGTGATTTCTCGCCGGTTGGCAACCGAGGCGCCTTCTGCGCTTACCGTGATCGAAACGTCTGCCGCCGGCGACGTGATCGCCAGTCCCTGCGCGACGAGGTTGCCAACGGTCGAGATGCCGAGCTTCCGCCCGTGAACCGAGGTCTGAAGTCTGTTGCTCATGGAATCACCCTTGCTGTTGCTGTTGCTGTCAGGTCATCGTCCCGTAGGACAAGGTGGCGTTCTGCACTGCAGTGCCGCCGTTCTGGAGCACCCGCACGCTGCGGAACAAGCCCCGGAAACCGTAGACCCGGTTCGCCGCAGTGACGACGACCGGAGACGAAGTGGTTGCCCCCATGTCGGTCAACGACAGGGCGGCCGTGCTGAAGTTGGTGCCGTCCAGGCTGACGAACACGTCCATCGCGCCGGCCGTGCTCATCAACAGAAACGTGTCGAACGGATCGGCACGATTGAGCGTCATCACGACGTCGTTGTCGTTGGTGCCCGACCCGGTAAGCTGGCCTCGACCTGTGCTCATCTCAGAACCTCACATAGAACAGATTGTTGACTGAAAAGGCCGCGCGGCCGCCGGACCCGATCTCGATCGACTGGCTGACAATGCTCGCAAGATCGATCCCGCCAACAGACGCCTCGATGCCGTTGCCAGGCTGGGTGTAGGCAAGAGTCCCGGTCTCGGTAGACGCCGGGGTTCTGCTCAACCCGTACCGCAACTGTGCTGTTCCGTCGCCGGCAGAATACGTCGCCGTGCAGGCGCCGCCCGACAAGGTCAGCGCGATGCCCGCGTTGCCCCCTGCCCCGAACGTGACAATCTTGTCGAAGTTCAGGTACAGGACGTTGGCGGCGATTGACGAACCGAGCAGGGTCGGCGCGGTCGGGCCGGTGGAGGCAAGAATGCCGCGGTAGATCCCGGCAATGTGCTGGCGGTCTGCCTGCCCGGAGATGTCTCCGTCCGGCGACGGCGCGAAGCGGGCGCCAGGAACGGCTACCGCTACCGCGCTGGCCCGGTTGTTGCGCGAGTTCAGCGCCACCTAGATCAGCTCCACTTGTCCTGCGTGAAGGTCGAGCCGTCGTCGCTGGTCCCCCTGGTGGCGATGTTGCCTGCGTCGCCGTCGTTGCGCAGAGTCTGCGTGGTCGCAGTCTGCGTGAGCTTGTTGCGCATGACAGCGAACACCCAGTTGATCTTGTCCTTGATACTCGAGGTCGCTGCCGGAACGCTGGCCGGTTCGGCGAAGGTGTCGGTCGTCAGGACGTCGAGCACCTCTGCGTTGACGTGGCTGCGCGCGGTCGCGTCGAGGCCACCGATCGTGCCGCCGACGTTACCGGTCACCGAGCCAACCGATCCGACGACGTTGCCGCCGACGTTGCCGGTTACAGATCCAACCGCGCCGGTGACAGATCCGACCGAGCCGTTGACGTTGCCAGTGACGGTCGTGACAGACGGGATCACGTTGTTGGTGCCGGCGTACCCGGTGCCGTCGAAAAACGCCTCTGCGTTGTCAGCAGCGGTCGCGTCCCCACTGATCTGCGTCACGTTCGCCGGGAGCGGGGTTGCTCCAGATACCGCAGCCTCAAGACCGTCTGCCGCAGCCGTTGCGCCGGAAAT